ATGAAAAAAATGGCTTCAACCTACCCTTTAGCTTATGATTTTTCACATGAAGTGTACCAACTTGAAGACGAATCTAGGAAGAAGGTATTTGCAAATTTATATTATCTACAATCCCATGAATTATTAGAGCCTAAAAGTATATTTCTTCAGCTTGGCTTTGGAGCAATACAAAACTCAACATTCACACTTGGGTATACTCGCTTAACCCAAAAGGGTGCAGATTTCATGGCTAATGATGGAGGTTTATCTGCAATATTTGGAGTGGTGACAATAAAATTCGAAGCAGACCAATTTAAAACTTTATTAGAATCAAAAATCATGGCAACCGATTTACCGCCTGCTGATAAGCGCAAATTGATTGATGGGCTTCGATCGCTTTCTGGCGAGAGTATAAAACACCTGACAACGAAAATTGTGGATTTGGGCTGGGATAATCTAGGGACACTAATTCGGATAATTCAAAGCAGCCTGGCTTAGCAATTTGCTTAAACTTTAGGAAACCAATTGGCTTAGTGTAATCACCAACTGGCACATAAAACTCATCACCATCAAATGGAAAATTTTCAAAGTAAATTTGAGTTGAGTTTTGGAAAAGTCTGTTTTCAATAATTACTATATTTTCTAATTTCATAAACTTACCTATCGTGACCCGACACGATCCTTTAAAAACATATCGGGAGGAGTATTTCACGTGAGTAAAATTGTAAATATTAATTCTGAACTAATTAATTTCTATATTGTCTTAAACGATCATGCTCTTGAAATTGATCTTAAAAACAGTGATAGGATCTGCTATACAATGATGGATAGGGATACGATAAATAAATTCATATCATCAACAGACAAAGACCAATTTTATCTTGATAACATTAAGTCAAATAGAAACTTCCGCTCAGAAATTACACTTAAGAAGCACGCTTAGGAGTTGGGTGGTGACCTGCTAGTTTTTCTAACTTTTCAATGGCATCTGAAAAGAACTCGCGTCTCCACTCTAAATCTAATTCACCAGCATATAGCGCTTCTAGCACAATCAGCTTTAGCTCGCCTTCTAAAATTATTGGAGATTCATCCCAAATATCTAGGCGTGCACAACAACTGTTTCTTTTATTCCTAGCGATCATAACAAACTCCAAACAACCCATCCCTGTGATGGGTTTTCTTTTGTCTATTAAAGCATGAATTATAGTTAATAAAAAGATTAACCATTGTTAACTTTTCTCTTGACTAAAAAATTAACCATAGTTAATATAAATCTCGTAGACAACAAAAAAGCACATCGACTCTCTTACCTTCCGATGTGCTTTTGCAAACTGCGAGATCAATTATGAACGTAAAAGCTACCCCTTTCAACTCATTTGCATTTGTCAGCATGGCTGCTCTTGCAATCTCTGGTGGTTCTTTAGTTGCTTGCCAATTGCAACCAGCTTTCCAAACAAAAGACGCACCTACTCTTTTTACACCTAAAACTCAACCAAGTACTTACAGCGTGTTAACCGCAAAAATCACAGGTAAGCATTCTGGAGTTGCTGTAATTAAATTAGATAGCTTCCGTTTAAACGTTAGCTTTGATTTTGAAGCTCATCCAGACAGCTACGGCGTTCCGGGTTCTGAATTCACCACTGTTGATATTACCCAACTCACAGTAAATGAAATCACTGACATTAATGGTAAGTCATATAACGATTTCACCGAATTTGAAGACATCCGCAACATCAATAGCCTTCTAAAAGGCTTCATCGAACGTAACAAGTTGGTGGAGGCAGCCTAATGAAAGATTACAACTGCCCTACTTGCAAGAAGATGATTCCTGTTGACCGTTCAAAAATCAAAGCTGGTGATGAGGTTTCATTTTGCAGAGTAACCCAATCTTCTAAATCTGCTCGTTTTTCTTCAAAAGAAGGAATTGTCGATTGCCGTGAAGGTGATGTGGTTTTAGTTAAATATCGCAAAGAAATTATTCCTTTAAATATTAAGGACGTCTCACCTGTAGATGCTCCTAGCCCGCTTACGTATGCCTTTGTTGGTGCATGCGAATGTAAGGAGGCTGAACATGTCTAATTTCAAAAAGCACCCTGACGGCTATAAGTCTTTTTTAGGTCGTGATGATAAAGGGCTGTATTCAGTTCGCATCGGCTGGCAAGTGTACGCATCTAATGCTAATGGCTCAGTTCTTTACAAAGTTAAAGACGGATTTAAGACGCCTTTAAATGTGTTCAGGTTCCAAACTGACTATCCAAAAGTTTGGAATGAACTCACACAAGAAATTGATTTTCAGCGCAGAAAGCAGCTCGCTATAAAACTGCGTGAAACAAATATCCCTACCTATGACCGCAAAGCTTATAAAACTAAGCGCGGCTTCACTGGCTCAAGATAAGGATAATAAAAATGGCTCTACCGATTATTACTGCTGACCAAACTTTATTAGTTCAAGCAATTATTGTGTACCTATACGCTGATCCGGGTTTAGGTAAATCATCGATGGGCTTTACTGCGGAAAAAGCAATTTCTTTTGACTTTGACCGTGGTGCTCACCGTACTGGTGAATTACGTCGAGGTGCGGTTGTACAGGTTCAACAATGGAGTGATGTTGCAAACCTTACGCCGCAGGACTTAGCACCCTATAAAACCGTAGTCATTGATACCGTGGGTGCAATGCTTGAATGCATTAAAACCCACCTGTTACTTACGGCAAATAACCGTCAAAAAGATGGTTCTTTAAAGTTAAAGGCTCAAGGATTAGCGAACCAAACGTTCAAGCAATACATCAATACTTTGATCAGTTTAGGTAAAGACGTTGTTTTCATTGCACACGCTTCAGAAGATCAAAACGGTGATCAAATTATTTACCGACCAGATCTAGGTGGTAAAAACCGTAACGAGCTTTACCGTATCGCAGATGTGATGGGTTATCTAACAACTGTTACTACAGGTGAAGGTAAAAATGCCCGCGTTATTAATTTTAAACCCTCGCCTACACATCATGCGAAAAACTCAGGTGCTTTAGGTGGTGAAACTGGTGAAGTATGGGTACCAGATCTTAAAGCACATCCTACTTTCTTGGCTGACCTGATTACTCAAGCTAAAGATCACATTAACACCTTAACGCCTGCACAACTTGCAGCAGCTAAAGCCCAAGAAGAGCTAGAAAACTGGAAACAAAGCTGTGAAGAAGCTGAGCATGCAGGTGACCTTAATCAATTAACTGAGTCGCTTGATAAAGAACATATGTATTACCAGAACATGCGCCAAGCAATGTTAATGAGGGCTAAAGCATTGAATTGCACGTTTGATAAGCAACGTGGCACTTGGATTAGTCCACCTGAATTTAACGGTATCTCAGATCAACAAAGAGATGAACTTCAAAACTTTATTGCTGAACGTGGCCTCGATGTAAAAACAGTTTGTGAGCACTTAGGTATCGATGCCCTTATCCAAATTGAAGCGGCAAAACTTAAGGCAGTTAAACAAGAAATTGAAACCTTAGCGAAAACGGGGATGACAGCATGAAAAATATTTTAACTGCTCAAGAAGCATTTGCAGCACTTCAAAAAGGTAAAACTGTTCTATGTCGTCCTATTGGAGACATGTTGGACTTTTCTGACTTAGATCAATTCCCCGCTTCTGTTTTTGGTAAACCGGGTTTTGAATTCTGCATCAAAATCGAAACTATTGAGCTGGCTGGCATTACATTCACAAAGCCATTAACTATTGATGAATATGAGGAGGGACAGGATGTTTTTGTAATTACTACATATTCGCCTTCTATTTACGTCGTGAATTTTAGAACCACCGCATTAATTGAATCTATTAATAGCGGCTTTGTTCAACGTGATGCAGAAAACGCCAAGCTTCAATTAAAAGCACTATCTAAAGCGTTAGGTTTTGAAGTTAGTGACGATTTTAGTGTTATTCGCCTAGGTGACGAACCAAAGAAACAGCGTGCTAAGAAATCAAAAGGTGCACAGACAGTAGTTGTAGAAAAGACTTCTGAAATTGTTGATGAAGTTAAACAACCTACAATTGTTATTACTGAGCAAACAAATGTAACTACTTCTAAAGACTCATTGGTGCAATCCGAAGATATTTCAGAAAATATAGGATCAGCTTTAGATAGTGCGATTGTTATTACAGAACAACCTTATGTGTCTTCACCTGAAGATTTTTTAACTCAGCCTACACCTGAGCAAGAAAAAAACAATGAGTATCAGCAAACCCTAGATACTCTTCTACAGCGTGTAAAAGAGTCAAAAACACCTGCAGAAGTAAATGCGGTTTATCGTTATACCCGCACATGGGATGACGAACAAATGAAGCCTATCCTTCTCGCCACTCACAAACGTCTTGAAGAGCTAGAAAAAGAAAAGGCATCTGCTAATGAGCCACCCTCTTTAATGGTTCAAATCCAAACTGCACCAGACCTTACAACGCTAGATGCTTTGGAAATAGACGTGGCTGCACGAGATCCGCAGATTCAACCGAAGCTAATGGGGTATGTGAGAAAACGCCGCTATGAATTAGAGAATCCTACACCTACTCAACAAGAATCTACCCCTGATTATTTATTAGTGGACGGTTTCTAACATGAAAGATCAGTACAAGAAAGTGAGCCAAAAACACATGCTTGGTTTTATGTACTACTTGCAATTGCTGGGCTACGTAATAGTCCGGCAAGGCATGGACCAAGCAATGTTTCTAACAAAGCATTATGCGGTACCAGTTGCTTGGCGGCGCATAACGACCGACTATCACAACCGATTAAATAAACCTGCCCAGCAGCTTTATAAAGAGTTTGTTGAGTGGACTAAAGAAGAATATTTGAGGGCTTAGGTAATGATTGATTTAAAAACAAAACAAGCTTTTTGGTCTGAACAATTACCTTTCTTTAAAGAAAAATATTGGATTCCCGGACATCTAGATGTACTCGAATTTGATATGAATGCTGGTTGTTTTGATATTGCTGAAGGCGTCAAAACTGATCTAAGTGAAGAAGACCTTTTTGATGTTTACCATCGTGTAAATAGTGGTTGGGCAATGTGGAAAAAAGCCGTGAATTTCATGAAATCCAAAGTTCCAACGTGGATTAGCGTGAATGATGAATTGCCACCTACTGACATAATGGTACTTATTTGTTGGGCAGATGCTCCTGATGTCACCCCAGAACAAGACTATATGACTATTGATGAGGATTTAAATAGCGTATGGGCAAACTATCAAAATGATCCACCTTCACATTGGATGCATTTTCATAGTGTGCCAAACGTATCGGGAGCTGAACAATGAGCATAACACTTAGCGGTCATCAACTAAAAAGCCTTCTCGAATTTGTAAATCCAGATGGTGAGAAAGATTTAGATCAACTTGATACTGAACTAACAATTAAATTCTTTGAAGTTGGCCACAGTGGAAAAGGCTATTACTTTTGGATGACCGAATATCCAGAAGAAGGTGCAATGAAGTTGGATATTGAATCGGGAGCTGAGGGATGAGTGAAAAAGCATTTAAAGATTTAAAAATTCGCTTCCATTTGGCTATTGGTGTGGCTAATGGCGATCGTGAGGACTTTGGGAAATTATCGGATTGGATCGAAGAAGAAAACTGGGAAATGATGGATGAGGAAGAGCAGAAAGATACTCTTTCAGAAATTGCAGAGGAATGGGCGCAGCAGTATTTAGATTTAGGAGCGACAGTTGAATGAATGCACAAATTTTAGATCCATGCTGCGGCTCAAAGATGATGTGGTTTGATCGTCAAAATCCAAATGTAGTATATGGTGATATCAGAAAAGAAGAACATACATTGTGTGATGGTCGTTCTTTAGTGATTGAACCGGATGTGATGATGGACTTTCGCAACATGCCTTTTAATGATGGCCAATTTACTTTAGTTGTGTTTGACCCTCCTCACCTGGTGAAAGCAGGAAAGCAAAGTTGGCTAGCCGCCAAGTACGGGAAGTTGTCAGAAGATTGGCGCGAAGATATTCGCAAAGGTTTTGCAGAATGCTTTCGTGTGTTGGCCAATGGTGGTGTTTTAATTTTCAAATGGAATGAAACACAAATCAAAGTTAGTGAAGTTTTAGCGCTCACAGATCAAAAACCATTGTTTGGCCACATTAGTGGAAAGCGCAGTAACACACATTGGATTACTTTTATGAAAGCGGAAAGTAAGGAGGAGTAAATGGGACAAATAGTTAAAATAGAGGCTAGCATTCTAGAAAAGATTGTTGCTGTAGCTGAACGTATTGCTCAGTCAAAAGAAGAACGCCGAGTTGGTCGTGAAGAATTTGCACACATGCTCAATATCGAACCTGAAACTCTAGACGCTCGGATTCGTGAAGGCAGATACCAAAGGCCATACAAGGATGGGCGAAAAAGTTTTTGGTTATTGTCCTACGTGCAATCTGTCGTTACAGACACAAAAGAATCTGGTAAAGTAGCCACCTATTGA